TGGGATGGCGTGACCCGCATCCCGACGTTCTTCCAGGATTTCTGTGGAACGCCGTTGACCCCGTACAGCACGGCGGTGGCCAATTCGATGTTCGTCTCGGCGATTGCCCGCGTGATGCAGCCCGGCTGCAAAGTCGACACCATGGTGGTCTTTGAGGGCGCGCAAGGCATCGGCAAATCGAAGTTGGTGCAGGCGATGTTTGGGACGCGCTGGCATTGCGACATCACGCAGGAACCCGGCTCCCTGGACTTCTACCAGAATTTACGCGGCAAATGGATCGGGGAATTCTCCGAACTGTCGGCGATGGGCAAGGCGGACCAGAACCGGGTCAAGCAAGCGCTCACCCAGACCCAGGACACCTACCGCGCCAGCTACGCCCACTACTCCCGCACTTATCCACGTCAATTCATCTTCACCGGCAACACCAACAAAGCCGACTACCTCTTTGACGAAACCGGCGCCCGCCGTTACCTCCCCATCGAATGCCATGAGATCAATGCGGAAGCGGTTGAGCCGCTGCGCGATCAACTGTGGGCAGAAGCCGTGCAGCGTTACCAGGCCGGCAACATCTGGTGGAACATCCCGGACGCTGACCGCGAGCAGGAGAAGCGTTATCAAGTAGACAGTTGGGAGGATTACGTCAAGCCGTGGCTGAAAGGGCGCGCCCAGGTCACGATGAGCGAAATTCTGGAAGAGGCGCTTAGCCTCAAGATTGATCGCCATGACCGCTCCTCGCAAACACGCGTCGGCGCCATCCTGCGGCGGCTGGGCTGGGTAGCGAAGCGGGACAGCACCGGCGACCGCCAGCGCTATTACGTTAAGAAAACAAGGACTTGACCAACCTTGTCCAACCTTGTCCAACTTTTCGTCCAACCTTTTAACGCTAATTGTTATTTGGATCAATGACATGTCCAACCTCGTCCAACCTATCCTCGCGCGCGCGTATTACATGCACTGCCGTTTACAGCGTAGAGCATTTTATGTTTTTTCTTAAAGGTTGGACGAGGTTGGACATGATGATGATTATTAAAAGAAAAAAAGTCGTCCAACCTCAAAAAAGGTTATCCAAGGTTGGACAAGGTTGGACGGGTTAATGATTGTTCAAGAAAAGGGAAAAGTATGAGCGGACCTAATTCGCTCTGGACCACGAATGACGAACTGAAATTCGTGCAACGCCTCGCCACGATGCAGCAAGTCGCCCAGAGAAGGCCGTTGTTAGAGGGCTATTTGGCCGGTTTCAGGCGACGGGTGAACTGGGGCGATATAGGCCCTCAGGCAGTGCGGGAAGCGGCTGAAAAGGCCCTGGAGTTCCTGCAATGAGCGCATCTACAAGCATCGCCGACAGCCGGGCGCAATTTGCCTCGTTCCTGCCGGAATTGCAGGCGGCCATGAAAGCCGCGGCCCGGCGCTATGACTGGGACGGGGAGACCTGGTCGATGCAGACCATTCTGCTGGCCCAAACGATTGAGCGCAGCGGTTATGACCCGAAAGTCATCGCGGCCCTGGCCGCCGCCTACCGGGACGCCCCGGCGCTGCTGAAGGAGGCTGCGTAATGCCGGTGGACTGGACGCTGTACCCGAAAGATTGGACCGCGATCAGCCGCGCTATCCGTGAACGAGCGGGCGATTGTTGCGAAGGCAGCCCGGCGTATCCGCGATGCCGCGCCCGCAACGGCGAACCCCATCCGGTGACCGGCAGTCGCGTCGTCCTTACCGTGGCGCACCTCGATCATGATCCCAGCAATAGCGCTGATGACAACCTCCGCGCCTGGTGCCAGCGATGCCACCTCACCTATGACGCCCAGCACCATGCCGATACGCGACGGCGCCGCGCCCGGCTCCTGCGGTCTGTGCAGCAACCGGATTTCTGGGAGGCGGCATGATGGACGCGTTGATCATTCCCCTGTCCCTGCTGGCCGGGTTCCTGCTGGGCTACCCGGATGAAGTGGTTGCCGCGGGTACGATCTGTGCCTGCATGTCCCGGTTCATTGTGGAAACGGTACTTGAATGCCTGGAGGCTTGGCGATGAGCGATCCGATGTTGACGCGCATCGTGGCGACGTACTGGCAGAATCAGGATGACGCCTATGACAACGAACCGGGCGTCGATCAAGTTTTGACCCTGACCATCGAAACCGCCGGGGCCGGGCCGTACCTCGTGGTGAGTACGGAGCGCTGGGCCATGGATCATCCCAAGGAACTGCATCGGCTGATGAAGGCGTTTGTCGCCGCCGGTAAACCGCTGTTCGAGAAACCGCCATGCCTTTCAAATTGACCGCGCGGCGGGCGCTGGAACACGAAGAGCAGACGGCGCTGTTCGCCTGGGCCAAGGTCGAGGCGCGGCGCGATCCGCGCCTGGAGCTGCTGTATGCCGTACCCAACGGCATGGCCGCCTCCAGCCTCGCCGAGGCCAGCCGGGCCAAGCGGACAGGCATGAAAGCCGGAGTGCCGGATATTTGCCTGCCGGTGCCAGCCCATGGATTCCATGGCCTGTACATCGAATTGAAGCGCACCGGCGGAACTCCGCTTGACGTGAAACCGGAACAGTCCCGCTGGCTGGAGCGATTGAACTTGCAACACTACCGCGCGGTAGTCGCGTATGGCTGGCAGGACGCCATGAATTACATTCAACAGTACTTGGAGGTTACATGAACACCGATACCCGAAAGACCCTGCTGAACCTCATTACCGAGTACGGGAACTGCCTGACCCGCATCGAAGGCGAGAAGGACATGATCAAGTTCATTGAAGCGCGCGCGGTCACCGAGTGCGGCATTGCCGGCAAGGCGTTCAAGATCGTGGCGACCGCTCACCACAAAGACCAGGTCGGCATGGTACTCGACGAACTGAACCGGCAAGTCGATTTGTTTGATGAAGTCCGCGACCTGTCCCGCAACACCATCAGCCTGGTGCAAGCGGCATGATGCGCATCCTGGAATTCCTGGAATTGCTGGCTCTGGTGATTCTGGTTCCGTTTCTGATCTTTGTGGTTGCGCCTTTTGGCCTGGCCTGGCTGGTGGGGCGCATCGCCGGAGCCTGCTTATCATGAAACCGCTGCGCGTGAATGAACTGCGGGAGGTCGCGAATCGCCGGCTGGTCTGTGCCCCACTGGACTGCGCCTGTGAGGCGGATTGTTTCCGCCTCGCGCAAGCGTTGTTGCAATTACTTCCAGAACCCCTACCGGAAACGTCGGATGATCCCGACGTAATTACTGACTATGCCCCCGACTGGGGAGCAGCATGACATTGCCTGGTTTTTTTTTGTTTTTAGTCATTGGAGTAAATCAGCATGAAAACTCCGGAAGGAATGACTCCAGTCCTAACTGAAATCGCCGCGTTGTTTAGCGACACGCTACAAAAATACCACGACCAAAAAACGGCGGAATGCCTGGCGTTGACGCTGATTAACGATCTAAAAAACAATTTTTCAGCGCAGTCGATTTACATCCCCCGAGGCGACCTGGAACGACGCCGCCGCGATGCGGCGATTCGCGCCTGCTTTGAGGCCGGGCTGAATCGCCGGGAATTAGCTCGGCGGTTCGGCCTGTCCGTCACGCAGATTTACGCTATTTTGCCCGCTGGACGAAGCTGCCTGCCTCCCGGAAATCGGCTTGCCGTCACCCAGGCCAGTTGAATGAAGCTCCTGCTTTTTTTCATCTTGTTGAAAAGCGCAGTGCGCGCGATTCCGTCAAGATAAGTCGCCCCATCCATGCTCACCCGAGGCCCTTATGACCCCAGCCTTTACTGGTGACGAAACAGTTTCCCCGGTTGCCCAACTGCGCTCCGAAATTGCGCAAGCGCTGCACTGCCCGGTGATTGTGGACAGCCTCGCTCGTAAATTGCTCGAGGAATGCAGCAAAGCGCTGGGATATCTGGAGCGGGAAGCCGCGTACTGGCGCCGAGAATGGCAAGCCTCGGAAGAACTGTACTGGGCGGAAACTAACGATGGCAAGTGAACTGAAACTGTCCCTGGAAGGGGCTGCCTTCATCGCCCGGTTTGAGGGATTCCATGCTGCGGCGTATCGCTGCCCGGCGGGAAAGCCGACCATCGGCTATGGCCACACCATTCGCCCTGGCGAGTATTTTGAAGCCGTCAGCCGTGAACAGGCGCTGGTATTACTGCAACGCGATGCCGATCGGGAAGCAGCGCCCGTGAGTCGGGCGCTGGATCGAGCGCTGGCCTCGTATCAGCAGGACGCGCTGATCAGCCTGGCGTTCAACTGTGGCGGAACGGCGATTGCCCTCAGTCATTTGGTGCGTCGGCTCAACCAGGGACTGTTCAGTGATGCCGCGGATGAATTCCTGCGCTGGGATAAAGCGACCGTGAAGGGTAGAAAAGTTTCTCTTCCTGGCCTGGTTCGCCGCCGCGAAGCCGAGCGCCAACTGTTTCTGACCGGGGAATACGCATGAACTGGGCATTGAACCGCCTGCGGGAAGCATCGACTTGGCGCGGCCTGGTGTGGCTGTTGACCGTTTCGGGCGTCGCGCTCAGGCCCGACCAGGTCGAGGCGATCGTGCTGTTTGGCATGGCGCTGGCGGGTCTGCTGGGCGTGTTCCTGAAAGATGAGATTCGCTCGCCGGAGACACGAACCCGTGAAACTGACTTGCCGCCGATTGACCTGCAAGGTCGCGCTACTGATACTGTCAGCCCTGACGAATGGATGCACATTGTTGTGCCACCCCGGCATCGCAATACTGAGTACGATGAGCGCGGACTGCCTCCCGATCACCCCGGCTGGGGTGGTTGAATCGATTGAATCTCTGACGTGGACGTGTGAGCTACCTTAATGCAAACCTTGTGGATCAAAGCGCTGGAAACCCTGGTACAAGCGATTGCCGGGCGGATGAACTACCAAAACATCAAGGGATTGGTGGAGCAGATCAACGACAGCGCATTATCGGGCGATGAAAAGCGTGATCTGGTGATTGATGAAGCCCGCGCCATGGGGGTCGCCATCGCGTCCGCCATGCTGAATTTGCTGATTGAGGTCGCCGTCAATGCCGTGCGCGCTCGCCGTGCAAAATGAAACGGAAGTCAACTGGGATGACGAGCCGGTGAATCTTCGGAAACCGTCTGATCCCGAGCGCCGGTCGGGCTATGACCGCCGCGATCCCACGGACAGCGCCCGGCAAATGCGCATGGAGGTGGAGCGGGAATCACGGGAGAAAATTCATCGCTTGTTCGCCGCCATCGCCGAACGCGACCTGGTGATTGCGGAATTGAAAGCCGACATCGCTGAATTGCGGAAATGGCAAACCACCAAGGAGCCGGTATTGTCGGCGGCTGATCAAGTGGTGTCGGCCGGCGCGGCTTTCACCTGGGTGATCAAGCTGATTATTGGCATCACGATGCTGATCGGCGGACTGGCCGGCACGCATGAAATCCTGCGGCGATGGACGCAATAAATAAAGCCTGCGCCTGGTGCGACAAGATGCGGCCCCTTGCGATGGTCTGCCTCAGCGCCCTGGCTGTGGGGTTGTTCGCTTACGGCGCGTATACCATTCGATCCTGGATTCAGGATACCAGTCCGGCGATCGAATATCTGAAAGGGGAAATCAGCGCGCCTGTTGCCCGGCCGGATGACCTGATGATCGCGTATCTGGATATTCGCAAGCTCAAGAACTGTTCCGGCGTCGTGCAACGGCGACTGACTGGGGACTGCGGCGAACATCTTTTATCAGAGACTGCGGCCTATTTACCTGAGGGGTTCGTGGGACGAGTAACCCTGTCGTTCCAAGTGCCAGCAACGGTGATCCCTGGCGACTGTGCGTTCGTGGTGCATAGCTGGTTTGTCTGCAACCCGATTGATCTGTTCCGGGACCGGCATTATCAAAGCCAACCTATCCCCTTTCGAGTGTTGCGCTATGACGAATAAAATCCTGTGGGGGACTGTGGTCATAATGTGGGTTGTTTGGTCAGCGGATTATTTCTATTTCCGCCACCAGGGCGCGCGCTTCACCGCAGCCCACGGACAGGCCCTGTGCCTGCGCGTCCAGGCCCTGGAGCCATCGCCAGCCCCTTGCCACTATGCGCCCCACTAACAGGATGCCTTATGACGACGTTACCGCCTAAACAACAAGCCTTCGTGGAGCATTACGCCGCCTGCGGAAACGCGACCGAAGCGGCGCTGAAAGCGGGGTATTCCGAACGATACGCGGGAACGAATACTCGAAAATTACTAAACAATACTAAAATTAAAACAGCTATAACAGAATTGAACAGCCAGGTTTCTAATTCGCGAATTGCCAACGCCAAAGAACGCCAAGAGTTCTGGACGGCAGTCATGCGCGGCGACGTCGGGTATGAAGCGGATATGAAAGACCGACTGAAGGCCAGCGAATTGCTGGGCAAAGCGAAGGGCGATTTTATCGACGAGTCGCCCGCTGCCACCACGATCAACAATCTGTGGATTACCCCAGAAATACTGCGCACGATCCGCGAGGTGGTCTATGGCCTCGCGTAAGAAAATCCCTTCGGCTTCGTCTGTTCTCTACCCCTACCAGAAGCGCTGGTTGGAGGATCGCGTCCGCTATAAGATCGGCCTGTTTGCCCGGCAAGTGGGCAAGACCTTCACCGCCACACTGGAAATCATCCTGGACTGCCTGGAAGCGGAAAGCCGGGGTCTAAAGCGCCGCTGGGTGATCCTGTCTCGCGGCGAACGCCAAGCCAAAGAAGCCATGGATGAAGGGATTCAGCGCCATTTGTCGGCGATGAAAGTGATTTTTGACTGCATCGAATACGATTGGACGCCGGACGTTAAAGCGCTGGAAGTGGGTCTGCCCGGCGGCTCGCGGATTACCGCCCTGCCCGCCAATCCCGACACGGCGCGCGGCTTCTCCGCCAATGTATTGCTCGATGAGTTTGCGTTCCATCAGGACAGCTACAAAATCTGGCAAGCGTTGTTCCCCGTCATCAGCGCCGGTCACCTGCTGCGGGTCGTCAGCACGCCGAACGGCAAGAGCAATAAATTCTACGAACTGATGACCGCCCGCGAACTCGACGCCGTCTGGTCGCGGCATATCGTGGACATCCACACCGCCGTGGCTGAGGGCCTGCCCCGCGACATCGCCGAATTGCAAGCGGGTATTAACGACGCCGACGCCTGGGCGCAGGAATACGAACTCCAGTGGCTGGATGAAGCCAGCGCCTGGCTATCCTACGAACTCATTGACCGCTGCGAAGATGTGGATGCAGGACTGCCGGACGCCTATAGCTATGGCCCCTGCTTTGTGGGCGTCGATATTGGCGTCCGTCATGACCTGTTCGTGATCTGGGTGCTGGAAGCTGTGGGTGATGTCTTATGGACGCGCGAAATTATCGCTCGCCAGCGCGTCCCCTTCACCGAACAGGACGCCCTGTTGGCGGACTGCTTTTGCCGGTATCGCGTCGTCCGGTGCTGCATGGATCAAAGCAGTATTGGCGAAAAACCGGTCGAAGACGCCCAGATCCGGCATGGCCGCTATCGGGTGGAAGGGGTGCTGTTTACCGGAGCCAGCAAATTGACGCTGGCCACCACCGGCAAGGAAGCCTTTGAAGACCGCAAGGTGCGCATCCCCAAAGGCGCGCGCGAAATCCGCGAGGACCTGCACAAGCTGAAAAAAGTCACCAGCCCGACCGGCGCGCCGCGCTTCATCGCCGAACGGGACAGCGACGGCCATGCTGATCGCGCCTGGGCGCTGTTCCTGGCGCTGTACGCCGCCGAATCGCCGCCGGAAATCTACGCCTATCAAGCCGTCCCTCGCCGCGCCGCGTCGTTCTCGGCAGGGATTCAGAATCGCCACGGCTTTGCCCGAGGACTGTTTTAAATGGCCCAAGAACTCACCCGCCCGGTGATCGTCGATAGCGCCGTGGGTCACCATCGCCGCTGGCAATACTCCGTCGCCAGTGGGCTGACCCCGGCCCGCCTGTCCAGCCTGCTGCTCCAGGCCAATGCCGGCTATGCGGTCGAGTATCTGACCCTGGCCGAAGAGATGGAGGAGCGCAGCCCGCACTATGCCGCAGTGCTCAACACCCGCAAGCGCGCCGTGCTGGGCCTGCCCCGCTCGGTGGAGGCCGCCAGCGATCGCCGCAGGGATGTCAACCTGGCGGAAACGGTAGAAACCTACCTGGTAAAAACCCCGGCGTTCGGGCAACTGCTGGCCGGTCTGCTGGATGCGCTGGGCAAGGGCTACGCCGCCGTGGAGGTGCGCTGGGATACGCAGCAGTCCCCGTGGACGCCGCGCCACGGCAAGACCCGGCTAGAGCGCGCCTACACCTGGCGCGATCCGCGCTATTTCCGCTATGCCGACAACGGCCGCGACTTGCAACTGGCCCCGGAAGGGTTCGGTCTGGGCGCGGTTCAGCCGTTGCCGCCCTACCGATTCATCGTCCACGAACCGGCGATCAAGATGGGCGTGCCGCTGCGCGCCGGCCTGGCCCGGCTGGCGGCCGTCGCCTATCTGTGCAGTCATTACGTGCTGGAGGACTGGACGGCGTTCGCCGAGGTCTTCGGCATGCCGTTGCGCCTGGGCCGCTACAGTTCCGCCGCCAGCCCGGAAGATATTGAAGTACTCAAGACGGCGGTCACCGGCCTGGGGTCGGACGCCGCCGCCGTGCTGCACGAGTCCATGCGCATCGAATTTCAGAATGCCGCGACCGGCGCTGGGGGGGCGGACCTCTACGAACGCCTCGCCGACCGGCTGGACAAGCTGATCAGCAAAGCCGTCCTGGGCCGCAGCGACGCCGCCGACGCCACCAGCGGGCAACTGGGCGGGCAGGAATGCGCCACGGAAGTGCGGCGCGACATCCTGGAAAGCGACGCGGAAGAACTGAGTAACACCCTGAACGAGCAGCTCGTGCGCCCGTTCGTCGACCTGAACTACGGCCCGCAAGCCGCCTATCCGATGATCCGGCTGTATGTCCCCGATCAGGAAGACCTGGCCGGCCTGGCCGACATGCTGGCGAAACTGGTCCCGCTGGGGTTGAAGGTGGAGCAGTCCGTCATCCGCGACAAGTGGGGCCTGCCCGACCCGGCGGAGGATGCAGAGCTGTTGGGAGTTAAAGCGGGCATTTCGCCGGACATGCCGGAAGAGCTGGAAGAGGAACCGGCGACGAACCGCGCCCGGAATCGCGTCGCCGGGACGCTGACCCACGACCCCATTGAACCCACCGTCGAACGCCTGGGCCGCGAAGCCGATCCGCTGTTGGACGCCCTGTTGGCGCCTGTGCGGCAAGCCCTGAACGCCAGCGGCGACCTGATGGACTTCCGTGAAAAACTGCTCACCCTCTATTCTGACCTCGACGGTCGCGCCTTTGCTGCCCTGATGGGTCAGGCGCTGGCGGTGGCCGACGCGGCGGGTTACTGGGAGGCCAGTCAGTCGCCGCCGGCCCGCGCGCAAGCCCGCGCGCTGCCTGCGCTGCCCGACATGCACCTGACGGTGAACGTCGCGGCACCCGGCCCCACGAAAAAGACCATCCAGCGCACCGCCGATGGGTGCTACGAAGTCCATGAAACCCCGGACGCCCCATGAGTAAATCCAACTCCTTTGAAAACGACGTACTGAAAAAGACGTTCAACGACGTGGATTTTTCCTGGCTGCCGCTCGCTGACTTCTATATCGCGCTGCACACCGACGACCCCGGCGAAGCGGGAACGCAAGACGCCAGCGAATGCGCCTATACCAGCTACGCCCGCGTCGCCGTCTCTCGCGACGCCGACGGCTGGACCGTCAGCGGCAACCAGGCCAGCAACACTGCCGTGGTGCAATTCCCGACCTGTGCCGGCGGCGAGGAAACGGCGACGCATTTCAGTATCGGTACGGCCATCAGCGGGGCCGCGGCCATCGTGTATTCGGGCGAGCTGACCTCCTCCCTGGCGATTTCCAAAAACATCCGCCCGGAATTCGCCGCCGGGGAGCTGACGATCAGCGAAGACTGATCCATGGCCTACACCCCGCCCGTCGGCGAGGCCGCCCTGGCTCTGGCCGGGGACTACACCCCGCCGGTCGGCAGCGTCACGCTCCATCTAGGGGACGCCGGGCCGACCGTCGGCGCCCTGTCCGGCGCGGCGATCGGGGGGGGGGCCGCCGAGGCGACCGGGCGCGGCCAAGGCATATTGAACGGTTCCGCCCTGGGAACGGCGACCGCCCAGGGCGACGGGACCGCCGGCGAAACGGTCACGGTCGGCGCATTAGCCGGATCGTCGGCGGGCAGTAGCACGGCCCGCGGAACCCTGGCGGACGGAGCGGCTCCGGTGATCATCCCGGCCCTCGGCTGTGGGCGGGCGGGACGACGCCAGGATCGCCGGATACGAGCTTGGCCCCTCGCGGGGGATAGCGCCGGAACGGCGACGGCCCGCGGGACCCTGACGGGCGCGATCGTTGCCAACCCGATCAGCGGGCAAGCCCTCGGGCGCGCGGCCACGACCGCCGACCTCGCGGGCCGCGTCACGCGGGGCGTCCTGGCGGCGCGCAGTATCGGCCGCGCGGTCCCCGTCGCTCACGGGCGGCGCGTGGAAGATGATGAACTGTTGTTCCTGTTATTGGCGGCCTGACGCCCCTCACAATCCCGAGGCTCACCATGATCCTGCATCCAGCCAACACCTATACCGACCTCCTGGAGGCCGGCGATGGGATGCAAGTTACTCCATCAGGCACCGCCCATGTCATGCTGCGGTTTGACGGTGGGGAGACGGTTAATGAATTGCTGGACTGGCCCAAGCGCTTTGGCCCGTATGCCCGCGCGGTGGAAATGAGAATTACGGCGTTCGGTGGCGACTGCACGGTAGAGCAAGTGCCCATTGCCGCGCCGCTGCATACCGACGGATGGGAAGACTTGCGCTTCCCCGCGCAGGGCATCAACCCGGCCGGCGCGGCGAATGCGCCCAGTGTGGACACCACGTTGACCGGCTATCCGGGCACGCTGCTGTTCAGCGGCTCGCAGGAGAATGTCATTGCCGGCGTTGCCCAGTTGCCCCATGCCTGGAAACGCGGCTCGGCGATTCGTCCGCACATTCACTGGAGCAAGCCGGTCGGCAGCGCCAGCGCTGCCACCTGGGTGCTGTACTACCGCCTGCTCGGCTTCGCTGGGGAAGTGCATGGCGCGCTGGTGGGGCCGGTATCGGCGACCGCGCTGATTGGCGACCCGACGGTCGCTGACACGATGCTGATCACCGCGTTCGGCGAGATCGACCTGACCGGGCAGAAAGAGTCCGTCTGTCTGGCCTGGCAGATTCGCCGGCTGGGGGATACCGACGCGGATAACGGCACGGCCCGGCTGTTCGAGTTCGATATTCACTACCAGACCGACAAATCAGGCACGGTGACGGAGATTCCCGACTAATGGCCGTTGACTACGGCTCGCTCCCCTTCCTGGAGGCGATTGAGTTCTTCCGGAACAAGCTGAACCTGCCCACGCAGCGTTGGGATGACCTCCTCGGCGCGGCGCATGATCGGGCGTTCGTGGTGGCGGGCGCGATGCAGGCGGATTTGCTGATGGACTTGCGGGCCGCCGTGGATAAAGCCATTGCGGAAGGAACCACCCTGGAAACCTTCCGCAAGGACTTCAAGCGGATCGTGGCGGAACGCGGCTGGACGGGATGGACCGGCGAAGGCACGAAGGGAGGCCGGGCCTGGCGGACGCGGGTGATCTACGAAACCAACGTATTCAGCAGCTACAGCGCCGGGCGCTATCGGCAGATGAAGGAAGTCGCGGCCTCCCGGCCGTACTGGCGCTATCGCCATTCCGACGCCAGCGTCGTGCCCCGCGCGGAACATGTCGCCTGGGATGGCGTCATCCTGCGCCATGATGACCCGTTCTGGGCCGCCCACACCCCGCCCAACGGCTGGGGCTGTAAGTGCTATATCGAAACCCTGGCGGAACGCGACCTGAAAAAGGCCGGGCTGAAACCGACCCCGAAAGAGAAGATTCGCTTCAACGACGAAGACCCGAAAACCGGCCTGCCCCAGGGCGTCGATAAAGGGTGGGACTATCAGCCGGGGGCCAGTGTCGCCGATGAACTGGCGCAGTTCCAGCGCGCCAAGGTGGATAGCCTGATCGCGCAAGGCGCTGAGGTGCTGGCCAAAGCGATGCTGGCATGGATCGAGAAAATGCTGGCAGGGGAAAAGTGAATGGCTGGCGCGTCGCTCGACATCCAACTGTCCATTGCCAACTCCGCCGAGGTCGAAGCGGCGTTCCGCGAGTTGCAAGCCAAGCTCACCGACCTCACGCCGTTCTTCCAGGACATTGGCGAGGCGCTGCTGAATTCAACGCGGGAGCGTTTCCGCAGCCAGACCGCCCCAGACGGCACGCCATGGGCCGCGCTCACCCCCGGCTACCAGTCCCGCAAGAAAAAGAACCAGAATCTGATCCTGACCCTCAACGGCTACCTGCGCGGCACGCTCAACGTCCGGGCTGCCCCGAAAGAAGTGCGCATCGGCACACCGCTGATCTACGGCGCGACCCACCAGTTCGGCCGCCCGGAGAAAAATATCCCCGCCCGGCCGTTCCTGGGCCTGTCCACCGACGACGAAACGATGATCCTGGACGCTTTGAACGACTGGCTGTCCCGCGGTTAATTCCTTTTTTTAATTGGTTGAAAAGCACGCGCGCGCGCGATATGCGACGCTTGCCGCATGAATATTGCCCGCGCCCTGAACCTCGCCCTCGACGGGACCCTCCCGGAGTGGATTCAACTGCTGCCAGCCGGCCCGTCCATCCAGGGCGCCGATGGCCGCGCCTGGACCCTCGACGACCCCGCCGCCCTGATCAAAGCCTTCCAGCAACGCCGTCAGCCTTTGGTGGTGGACTGGGAGCACGCCAGCGAACACCGCGCCCCCCAGGGCCTGGAAGCGCCGGCCGCCGGCTGGGTCGATCAACTGGAGGTCCGCGACGGCGCCCTTTGGGGCCATGTGGACTGGACGCCGAAAGCCGCGCAACAAATTCAGGCCCGGGAATACCGCTATCTGTCGCCGGTGTTCACCTATCGCAAAGACACCCTCCAGGTCGTGGCGCTCACCAGCGTCGCCCTGACCAATCAACCAAATCTCGATCTCCAAGCCCTCAATCGGAAGGAAGACCTTATGTCCCTACCTGCTGCTCTCTGCCAGGCGCTCGATCTGCCCGAGACCGCCGAAGTCGAGCTGGCCGTGGCCCGCGTCCAGACGCTGAATCTGGCGCTAAACACCGCCCAGTCGCTGGCCGCCACGCCGCCGCTGGAGAAGTTCGTCCCGCGCCCTGATTACGACACCTTGCTGGAGCGCGCCAAGAACGCCGAGCAGAAGCTGGCGGAAGCGATGCAGGCCCAGCACGCCGCCGAGGTCGCCGCCCTGGTGGAGCGCGGCCTGGCGTCCGGCCAGATCGCGCCGGCAGTGGTGGACTACTACACCGCCATGTGCGGGTACGAAGGCGGTCTGGAAGCGTTCAAATCGTTTCTGGAAAAAGCCCCGCCGGTGATCGGTCCGCCGACCGCGCTGAACGCCGCGAAGACTCCCGAAGGCAAAGCGCTCAACCGCGGCGCGTTCAACGTTCTCGACCCCGCTGCCCAGCGCGCCTTTTTGGCCCGTGGCGGCGTCGTCACTGACTAATTGAAGGAACCCTCATGGCCAATACCCTGACGAACCTCATCCCCGACATTTACGCCGCCCTGGACGTGGTGAGCCGTGAGTTGGTCGGGTTCATCCCCGCCGTCGCTCGCGATTCCAGCGCCGACCGCGTGGCGATCAACCAGACGCTGCGCATTCCCGTTTCGCCGGCCAACGCCGCCGGGGGCAACATCACCCCGGCCATGTCGCTGCCCAGCGCCGCCGATCAGACGTTTACCAACAAGACGTTGACGATCAGCAAGCAGCGCTTCTTCCCCTTCTCCTGGAGTGGCGAAGAGGTGGCGGCGATGAATGCCGGCCCGGGCATTCTGACGCTGCGCCAGAACCAGATTGCCCAGGCGATCCGCGCCGCAGTCAACGAAATGGAAGCCGATATTGCGACCGCCGCCAGCGCCGGGGCCAGCCGCGCCATCGGCACGACCGCCGGCACCGCGCCGGTCCTGGCCGACTGGGCGGGCGCCAAGAAGATTCTGGACGACAACGGCGCGCCGATGAGCGACCGGACGACGGTCATCAACACGACTGCCGGCGTCTCCTTGCGCTCGACGGCCGCCCTGTACCAGGTCAACACGTCCGGCGAGTCCGGGATGTTGCGCCAGGGCACGCTGGGGAACCTGTACGGCTTCGATATTCGTGAATCCGCTCAGATCATCGCCCCAACCGCTGGGGCCATGTCGAGCGCGAACTCCACTGGGGCGCTGACCGTGGGGCAGACGGTGATTCCGCTGAAAAACGCGACGGGCACCGGGACGGTATCAGCGGGCGACATCATCACGATCGCGAACGACACCAATAAGTACGTGGTGGCGGCTGCGTCGTTTGCCGGAGCGAATCCGGCGACCGGCGACACCATCACCCTCGCCGCTCCGGGCGTGCGTGTGGCGCAATCGTCAGCGGATCGGGTCCTGACCGTGTTCGGCACCAGCGCCCGCAACTGCGCCTTCTCGCGCAACGCCATCCTGCTGGCGACCCGTCTGCCGAACCTGGATGCGGCCGGTGATCTGGCCAGCGACCGGATGACGATCACCGATCCCAACAGCGGCTTGAGCCTGGAAGTCGCCGTCTATCCGGGCTATCGGATGAACGTCTACCACGTCTCCATCTGCTGGGGCGTGAGCGTCATCAAGCCCGAGCATCTGGCGATCATCATCGGCTGATCATGACCTACGCCGCCCAGGACGACATTGAAGCGCGCTACCCCGGCGAGCTGGCCCAGGCCGGCCCCCGGGACGCCGACAACGCCCTGGACGCCGACGCCATTGAACTGGCGTTGGCGGCGGCGGACGCCACCATTGACCGCGCCTTGCGGGCCATCGGCTGGCCGATGCCCTTTCCGGTGACCGTCGATCCGATCCCGGACTGGGTCATCGCCCTGGCCGTGGACCTCGCGCTGTATCTGGCCACACCGACCGTGCTGGCCAGCGACGCCGCGTTCAAGGATCGACTCACCCGTTACCAGGCCGCCCTGGACACTCTGAACGCCATTGCCGCCGGACGGATCATTCCCTCGCGCCCGGACGGGCTGACGGAAGATGCGGTAACGGGCGTTTACAGCACCAGTAACGAGCGTTTATTTGGCCGGGGGATGCTGTGACTCCCAGCGCGATTCAGGACGCCATCGTCGCCGCGCTGACCGCTCGCTACAACTGGCCGGCGCAACCCAGCGCCGTTCCGCCAGTGCTGCCTCCCGCGAACCCCATCACCGTGGAGCCGCGCGGCGGAGCGTTCACCGAGCGCGAGCTGCCCCGGCTGCTCAGCAAAGCGCCGTCGTTGTGGGTCGCTTGCACCCGGCTGAGTGGCCTGCGCGTTTATCGCCCGGCCCGCAACTGGGAAGCGACGCTGGACTGGTCGCTGCTGTTGCTCACCAAGGATTCCAGCGCCGTGGATCGTGAGGATCAGGCGCTCGACACTGTTTTTGACTTACTCACCTGGTTGCCCCACCAGAACTGGGGATTCCCCGGCGCGCAACTGCCGGCGGAAGACACGCTGGACGCCACGAACCTGTACACCGGCACGGTCGATCTGCTGGGCGTCGCGATCTGGGGCGTCACCTGGCGACAAACTTTTGAAACCCTTTCGCAGTTCTGATTGAAGGAGACGCCTCATGGCTTACGATCATCGCCCGATGTATGTGCAGTGCCGCCTGAACCATGGCCTGTATGTGGGGGACGTGGCGCCCACCACGTTTCTCGGTCCGGTCAACATCACCAAACTGGAACTGAACAGCATCACCCAGGAACAGGAACGCCTGATCAGCAATATGGAGGGGTCCTGGGGCGAAGCGCTGGCCTCGGTCTCCAAGCCCACCGATCCGGGCACGATGGTGATGGAGTTCAACTCAATGCCCACCGAATTGTTGTCGCTGGTGATTGGCGCGGATGTGACGGCGCTCACGCAGACCGCCGACACGATCACCGATGAGGTCATTACCACGGTGTTGCATACCTGGGTGCCGCTGGCCAGCAAGTTCCTGGATTCGTCCGTCCCGCTGGTGCTGGAAACCGATGGAACCCCGGACATAGCCATTGCCACCACCAAGTACGAGGTGGATTACAACGCCGGGCTGATTCGCGCGCTGCATGCGGACGCGGTCGGCGTCGCCAAGCTGGCGACCTACAAGAAGTTGCTTATTACCGCCGGTGAATCGTATGCCGCCGGTAAAGCCAAATCCGCGTACATCATGTTGTACGGTACGGCCATTGAGAAGGTGACTGGCAATGCCGGGCTGCTGACCGTCTACAAGGCGTCCGTCAGTCCCTCCAGCGCCTATGACTGGGTGAAGGGCGGCTTCGCGACCGGGTCATTGACCGGCGACTTAATCACCCCGCCCGGATACAGCTCGCCGTACCTGTTCGAGTACAACCCGTAATTTTGGCCTGGCGCTCAGCCAGCCCCTGGGTTGAGCGGGTCTTCCCGGCCCGCTCCTTTTTCTCAACTGTGGAGAGACATCATGGCTCTGGATCAAGGTGTGTTAGACGGCGTCGTGAACGCCAATTTCAAAACCGTGGCGGAAGCCGCGACCGTCGGATTGTCCCAGGCGCTGGCCGTGCAGGCGCAGAACCTGGCATCGCATCAGCAGCGGCTGAACCTGCTGGCCGAATCCTCGCTGGCGCAAATGCTCAACCGCATGAACGCGCTGGACCCGGAAGAGGCCGCGTCGATCTCCAAGGTGGAGAAGTCGGACGTCGCCAAATTGCTGGCGGAACTGGGGGGCAGCATCGCCGCCATTCAGCAGCAGTTGAAGGGCGCGCAGACCTCGCTCCCGGAAACCGGGCGCTAATCCATCGGCGGAATCATGCAATCTGATACGTAATGACGGGTTGCATGATTGACGTTACGAAATAACCCGATTCCGCCGGAGGCTCCATGCGCGATCCTGCAACGATCAACGCTATCTGTTGGATGACCAGGAATCGTCGGCAGGTGGCGGATATTCCCAACACATGCGGCGGACAGGCGGGATTGAGGGCCGCAATTCGTCGGGTCTGCGAAGAGGGGGAATTGTGTCCTAGTCAGAAGATAGAAAACCGCCTGCTCGAGGAAGAGAAACACTGGTACGTGCCGGACTGGGATGCATTAGAAGAAGTCGTTAAAGCTTTTTGCGTCTCTGAGGGGTAACGTATGGCGATTACCTTGGGCGCGATCACCCTTCCCGACACCCTGGTCTGGGAAGATGAATTTACCTGGTCGCCGGTCGCGCAAAGCACCGAGTACAGTCTGGATGGCGCGCTGATCATTCAGGAAAGCGCCCGGCAAGCGGGCCGCCCCATCACCCTGGTGGGCAAAAGCGATGGAACTGCCCACACCGGCGGCATCACCCTCACGAATCTGCGCCTGCTGCAAACCGCGCTGAATGTCCTGGGGGTCACATGGACACTCACCCTGCATGATGGCCGGACCTTCACCGTCACCGTGCGCGAGAACCCGTTGGAGTCCGAACCGTTGCCGGTCTACCGCAGTTTCTTCCCCGCGAACCCCACCGGCGACCGCTGGTATCTGATTCGCGCCCTCAAATTGCAGACGGTGTAACCGATGCTGAAGAACCTGGAAAAAACGCCCTTCCCGTATTTCGGCAGCAAGGCGGACGCCGCGCCCGCCGTGTGGGCAGCCCTGGGGGACGTGTGTCACTACACCGAACCGTTCTGCGGCTCGCTGGCCGTGCTGTTGCGCCGCCCGCATCCCTGCAACCGGGCGTATTTCTCAGAAACGGTGAATGACGCCGACGGCTATCTGGTCAACGCCTGGCGGGCGATTCAGCAATTCCCCGACGAAACGGCGGAATGGGCGTCCTGGCCGGTGACGGAATCGGACATCATGTCCCGCCATCTGTGGCTGATAAAATGGAAAGACGCGGCCATGATCGAGCGCCTGATGGCCGATCCGGCGTTCTGCGACCCGCAAGCCGCCGGCTATTGGCTGTATGGGATTTGTGCCTGGATCGGCAGCGGCTGGTGCAGTGGTCAAGGGCCGTGGATCGTCAACGCCGATGGGCGCATTACCCGCCGCGATGGGGCTGGAAAGGGAGGCACGAAACGCCTCCCCCAACTCTCCGGCAACGGCCAGGGCGCGCATCGACCCGGGACCCGCGAGCCGGGGGTGTCGCAGCAACGCCCCCACCTCTCCGGCAACGGCCAGGTCGTGCATCGACCCGGGACCCGCGAGCCGGGGGGATGGAGCGAAGAGGACTTTCATCCGCTGACCATGCCCGAGTTGCGCCGCTGGTTCGCCTTCCTCAGCGCCCGGCTGCGGCATGTGCGGATCGTGAATGGCGACTGGACGCGCGTCTGCACCTCGGGCGCGCTCAAGATGCTGGAGGTGCGCCAGGGGAACGGCGTCTGTGGCGTTTTTCTCGATCCGCCCTATGGCCACGCGGCCACCCGGGCGGCGGTCTATGTCGAGGAGGATTTTGACGTGGCCGATCAGGTGCGGGACTGGTGCCGGAAAAACGGCGACGACCCGGATTATCGCATCGTGCTCGCCGGATTCGACGGCGAACATAACGCCCTGGAAGCGCACGGCTGGCGCGCGGTGGAATGGTTTAAATCCGGGTTTCTCAAGGGCGGGATGAAACAACAATCCGGAAACGGCCACCAACAGCACCGCGAACGCCTGTGGCTCAGCCCGCATTGCCTGGGGGCCGTTCGTCCGACGCAACATCAAATGTTTGAGGCTGCATAAATGGCCTCTCCTACCAATCTGGTGCTGCAATTGCTGATCACTGCCAAGGATCAGGCCAGCAGCATCCTCAGCAATCTCAAAACCCAACTGGCGGCCCTGGGCGCGGGCATTGCCGCCGCCTTTTCGCTGAAGGAAGCCGCCAATTTTGAGAAGGCTCTGGATGCGGTGCGGGCGCGGGCGGATGAAACCGGGCCAGCCCTGGAAGCGTTGATTGATCGGGTCAAGGAAGCGGCACAAACCCTGGGGCCGGAGTTCGGCTTTTCCGCCGCCGAGGCGGTGGGCGGCATCAAGGAACTGATCGCCGCCGGCTTCTCGGCGGATGACTCCATCAAAGCCCTGAAAGGCACACTGGCCCTGGCAGCGATGGAGGGCATCAATGTTCAGCAGGCGGCCCTGCTGTTATCCGACGCCATTGCTCAGTTTGGATTAACGGCAGGCGATGCCTCCAAAGTGGCAGACATTCTCGCGGCTTCCGCCGGGGCCGTGGCCGCGACTGCCGTGGAGATGGCCGAGGCGTTGAAATACACCGGCAACGCCGCCAGTCAGGCGGGTTTGTCGCTGACAGAAACCAGCGCGGTTTTGGATGTGCTCGCCAAGGCCGGGCAACGCGGATCGGAAGCTGGAACCGGGTTGTCCAGCGTCCTGAATATCCTGGCGAACCCGGCCAGCGCGGCCACCAAAGCGCTGTTTGACATGGGCGCCACCAGCACCGAACTGGCCGACGTGCTGGATTTCCTGGGTAGCCGAGGACTGAACGCCGCCGAAACAATTGCGCTATTTGGCGAGCAAGGCGGGCGGGTCATCAATACCCTGCTGGCCCAGGGCGGTACGGCGGCGATCCAACAATTTGCCGAAGAGATTGGTAACACCGGCAAGTCAGCGGAAGCCACCGCCAAGGTGATGCAGCAGAACCTGCTGGGCGCCTTTGATCGCTTCTGGGAGTCGCTCAAGCGTGTGGGGACGGAACTGGCAACCCCCAAGCTGGAACCGTATGCGCGCGGGCTGGATACCCTCACTGAGTCGCTGAACACTTTTGCCAGTAATGACAAGATTCGAGCGTTTCAAGCGGCGGTTTTCGAAGGATTCAGCGCGATCTATACCGCCGCGCGGGATTTCGCCAATCAAATTGACTGGGCCGGCGTGTCGGCGGTCATCAGCGGGGCGTTCGAGAAGATCGGCGGCGCGGTCCAAACGACGCTGACCGCCCTGCAATCCATCTACGCCAGCCTTACCGGCTCCTTGCCGGGCGCGGCAAGCATTGCCCAGCAAGCCAGTGACGGGCTGAAAACCGTCTGGGAATCCCTGGGGAATGTCGCGCAAGCCGCCGCTGGCGGAATTGAACGGATCGCCCAGGCATTGTCCGGACCGGTCACGGTCGGCTCTGACCTAGCGCGCCAAGCGCTCCAGGCATTGACCGGCGAAACCGACGCCGCTCGCCAAGCGTATGACATCCTCAACAGCGCGCTTAAAGCCGGAACGATCTCCCAGGAACAGGTGGCGGCTGCCTGGGAACGTTTGCAAACCGCCATCGCCAACGCCCAGGGGGAGATCAACGCCGCGCAAATCGCCTATGACGCCGTCGTGGCGGCGCAACAGGCGGGCACGGCGACGCAGGAACAGGTCAACGCTGCCTGGGAACGCCTGCAAGCCGTCATGGGCGCGGCTCAGGGCAAAATCGACAGCGCCCGGCTGGCCTTTGATGGGCTGAATCTGCAATTCAATACCGGCAAGGGACTGACGGAAGCGGTTGCCCTGGCGCATGAGCGGCTCAACAGCACCATTGAATCGGTCCGGCAGTCGGTGGAGAAGATCACCTCGGCGGTTTCCGGGCAAACCCAGGGCTTCCAGGCGCTCTGGGGGGCACTGCAAAGCGAAGCGCCCACCTTCCTCAAGGCCACCTTCGACAGCCTGGCCACTGCGGCGGGCGACCTGCTCGCCGGCATCAACGCCCTCGCCCAGGAAGGCGCGAAGTTCATTGCCGGCTTTATCAAAAACGCGGATTTATCGCCGGTTCGCGATCTCTTTAACGCCGTGGCGGATTCCGCTCTCCGGCTGGTGGGCGTGATCGTTGACGCCTTCCCGAAAGCGGAAAAAGCCGGCGCTAATTTTGCGGACAGTTTCACCATTGCCTGGTCCGGGGTGGTGGGCATCCTGTCGGCAGTCGTCTCTGGAACCCTCAAGGTGGTGGAAGCGATTGGCCAAGCCACTTTTGAAGTCGGCAAGTATTTTGATCGGTATTCCGAAGCGGAAATTAAAAAGATTGAGGCGAACCTTAACGGCCTGTCGGACAGCGCCGGGGAATTCGCCGCCGTCGCTGCCCGCTCGTTTGAGGCCAGTGGGCAGGCCCTGGACCGGATGCGCGAGCGGTCGCAACAGGCCGCTGATGGGCAAAAAGCGCTCGAGGATGCCGGGAAAGGCGCAGCGAAAGCTCAGGATGAAGCCGCTACCGCTGCGGAACGCCAGGCCGGATCACAAGAAGCTTTAGCGGGCAAGGCGGAGAGTCTGGCCTTTGCGCTGCAAAAACAGGCCGCCGAAGTCGATGCGTTAGCGAAAGCTGATCTGTCCAGCGAAGAAGCCAAAAACCGACACGCTGCCGCGACCCAAAAACTGTGGGATTTGCAGGAAGGGTTTGGTCAGGCCGTCAAAGGATTGACCGCTGAGCAGTTCGCGAACGTCGCCGCCAATGAGCAGGTACAGCAATCCCTGGCGCAACTGGGAACGGTCGTTGAAGCGGGCGCCGTGGTGCTCGGGCAATATGTCGGCCAGGTTCGAGAAGCGCCGCAATCCCTGGATCAGTTGCGGGCCACCATGGAGAAAACCCGCGCCGAAATGCAGCGGGTCGAGGAAGCCTACAAAAACGGTACGCTCAAGGCGACGGAAAATAAGAGCGTCACCGAGCAGTTGAACGAGGCGCGTAAACGGGCCGCCGATGGCCTGGCGGTCTACAAGTCAGCCCTGGAGCGCAACATCGCCACGGAAGAGGCCAGCGTTAAGACCGCAGAGCAAAAACGTCAGGCGATTACGGCGCTGGCGCAATCTCAGGAAGCGCTGATCGATGCCAGTATCCGCCTGGCGGAAATTGAAGGGAATGAGGCGAAAGTCGCCACACTGGTCGCGGAAAAGAAATCGGAGCAACTCAAGAGCAGTCAGGCGGTTGCGGCGCAATACGAAAAAGAAGCGACGGCAACGCAAGCAGTGGCGGACGCCCTGCGCCTGAAATACGACAATCTGGTTAAAACCAATCCGCTGGATACCGAGGGCATCCGTCAGGCGAAAGAAGCCGCCGACGCTGCGCAAGCCGAGGCCTACGCCAAAAAAGCCGTGGCCATCGAAACGGCAGCGATCATTCCGGTTCTGGAAGAGGAGGCGGAAATCGCCGCCCGCGCTGCGGGGCCTATCGGCGAACTGATCCGGCTCTATCAGGATCAGGCGGACGCCCTGGATCGCACCCGGAGCGCCATCGAATCGACCTATGACGCCCGCCAGGCCGAGCAACAAAGCATTGAGCGGATCGCCATCGCTCAGGGGGATGAACGGGCCGCCCGCGAGGCGGTGATTGAACAGAAAAACCTGGCGGCGGATCAGGCGCGGGAACTAGCGGTATTGGCGCAAGAGGAAGCAGATTTAGCCCAACAGAATATCAGCATCAAAACCCTGGAACTGGCGGCGGATGGCGAACTGAGCGCGGCGGATCAACAGCAAATCGCTGATCTACAACTCCTGGCCCTGGAAAAGCAAAACGCAGCGGAAAGTTCCCGGCTGAACGCCGACGCCCTGGACGCCGAAGCGGGCGCGGTGCGGCGAACCTCCAGCGTCTTTGACGAGTGGAAAGACAACCTCAAAATCTTTGGCGATACCGCTGCTGATGCCGCCGAACGCTTGGAGCGAATGAATGCGGCAGCGGAAAAGTCCGCTCAAGAGCGCGTCGTTGAACTGAAAAAACAGGGAAGCTTGGTCAGCGACATTATCAATGGCTGGAATAACCGGCTGGGCGCCCTGTCCGCCGCCGCTGAAGAGGCGTTCCGCAATACCTCGCAGGGCGGGGATTATGCCGCCAAGGCGGTGGCTCAGGTCACGGACGCCACCGAACTGCTGAGAATCGCTCAAAAGAATATAGCAGCGGGTGGATTTATTACCTGGGCGAATCGGCTGGCGCAACAGGCATTGGAAATCGAACTGGCCTTTAAGGGGCAGGCCGAGACCACGGATCGCTTGGCGGAATCATTGGAGAATGTGGCTGAACGCGGAGGCGTTTCAGCAGGGGCTATAGCGACGTTGACTCGGCAAGCAGAGGCTGCCAAGACCAGCTTTACGTTGTTGGATCAGGCGCGCCTGGACCGCTTGCAGGACGCCATTGAAGGGGCCAACGACAAACTCCGGGAGATGCAGGAGGAAACCCAATCAGCGCGGGACCGCCTGACGGAACTGAACGCCGAACTGCTCGAAGCCCGGGGACTGGATCAAAAAGCGCAACTGTTGCGCCAGCAACTGGATTATCAGCAGACCCTCGCTGAGATCGAAGCGCGGCAGCAAGAAGCCGAATTAACAGGTAATCGCGAGCTGATTACCATCTTGAACGAACAACGCAGTACCCTGGAGCAGATCAATCGCGTCAAGATCGCCAATATCCAGGCGGATACCGATAACAGCGCCGCCACCGACCGCACCACGTCCAGCATCTCCCGGCTGGCCGATGAAGCCGAACGCGCCAGCCGGGCGATGAACCAGGTGTCGGCGGCGGACCTATCCAAGTTGTCGATCCAATCGGAAACCCTGCGGCGCAACTTCGCTGACCTGAACACCCTGCTATGAGCCTGACCGCCAAACTCGCCCTGCTGAACGATGCCGATCTCTCGAAACTGAGTGACCGGCTGGCGAAACTGCGCGCCGAGATGGAGCGCGGCTTGGAAGCGACAACCATAAATCCGCCGTCCGCCGTGACGGCAACCGATCTGCAAACCGCCCGCGCCGACACGGGCCTGACCCCTGAACAACTACTGGACGCGCTGGAAACCGCGCAACGTCGAGGACTGCTCTGATGGCGATTACCATAGACACCCTGAAATTTTTTGCCGCCGAACGGATGACTGATTTTAGCGACGGCGGCGGACAGATGACCGCCACGGAAATTGTCTCGGACGCCTCAAATCAGATTTTCGATGATATTTCGGATGTGGATCGCGCCAGTGGCGATTTATCGATTCGCAAGGCGTACGCCGCAGTCACCAGCGCGGATACGGATAAATACCTGGACGCCGGAATTGTCCTTTTGAAACCGCCCGCCGATGATGCCACCAGTGTCGTTGCCTTTTCCACAGGCGATTATTACGACGAACGCGCTGATCTGGTGGCGACGCTGGAAAACAGCATCAGCCGTGGGGTGCGCTATAACGGCTGGCTGTATGGCTTGCACGTCGCCGGCCAAAAAGCGTTGCTGATCTGGACGCGGGTCGGGGTCGCCGCGCCCTCCGTCGGCGCGCGCCTGGAGTTGATCGCCAAAGCGGGCAGTGTCGAGCAATACAGCGAAGTGCTGTGGATCACCTCCGTGATTAGCGAAACCCGAACGATCATTGACGTTTCGGGCGCCTATGCCGTGCAAGTGCTGACCGCCGAACTGGCCTATCCACTCACGGCGGCGTATACCGGACTGGAACCCTCGCGAGTGGATCCCAGTTCGTCATCGGCGACCGCGTTGATCCACGAGACCCGCTATAACCCGGATATTGTCGCGATCTATGGCATTAAGCCGCTCACCGTGGAGGCCAATACGGGCGACTTCTCGGTGATGGTGGATAGCCTCTATCAGCAAATGATCCCGACTGGATTGCTTGAAACTCCACTGCCGGACGTCAATCCGGGCGGCGACAGCGCCGCACTGATTGCGGGCACCGCCGCCGAGTCTGACCGCCTGTCCTTTACGACCGCGCTGAATCTGGTCAAGCCCGATGGCTCGCTCTATCTGGGCGGAGCCTGTAGTCCGGGCACCTTGACCCTCACCGTCTCCGGGGCCACGATCACCGACGATAACGGCGAGATCACCCTGGCGGGCGTGGTGATTGGCGCTATCGACTACTCGAACGGCATCTGTACGTTCACCAGCGCCTGCCCCAATTACGGCACGGCCACCAAAACCGTGTCGTTTCGCCGGGCCGCGCCTGACTTGCGCGTGGCCGATACCGCGGCGATTGCGGTCACCCTGGTGAATCGCGGCTATGTCTGGGCGCTCACCCTCGCGCCCATTCCGGCGCCGAACTCGCTCCGAGTCAGCTATCAGGTCAACGGTATCTGGTACACCCTCTATGAGCGCGGAACGGGCCTGCTGACCGGAGCGGATTCCAGCTACGGCGCGGGGAATCTGAACTTCTCCACAGGCACCGTCACCCTCTCAACGGGCGAATTGCCCGATGTCGATAGCCTGATCCTGTTCGCCTGGACGACCCCGGTCAATTACATCCGCCGCGGCGGGTCTGCGGTCACTCCCGCCACGATTCGCGGGACGCTCAGCCAGACGGGGATTGTGCCGGGCAGCGTCACCGTCGCGTGGAGCACGATCACCCTGACGGATTCTGCGGCGGATGGGACGCTGGCCGGGACCGGGGGTAGCGGCACTGTGGATTACACGACGGGCGAGTGGGCGATCATCCCTGACAATCTGCCGGCGATCGGCACGCAATTCACCTGGGGATACGATTACGGAGCATCGGCAGACCTCAAAAGCGAAACGTTTAATAGCCCGGTGCGGCAGCCGGACGGCAGTCTGGCGCTCACCCTGGCGGAAACTAACATTGAGCCTCGTAGCCTCCGGGTCAGTTGGGGTGTGACTCTCGTTTATAGTGCTTATTTTGCCCCTTCGCTCAGCGTTGTGGCGCGGGATGATGGCGCGGGCGGGCTGTTTGATGCGACGGGACCGCTGGCGGGCTGTTCGATCAATTACACCACAGGGGCGCTGATTTTGCAGCCCGATCGTGATGTTGGCGTTCCGTCCCCGAGTTATTCTTGGGCCATCAATGACAGTCGTTATGTGGCCTCGAGCTGGCCAACAGACGTGTTTCCTGCCCTGTTCCCGCTCGCGGGAGTGGTGACGGTGAGCTATCGCCTGGCGGGCACGACGCCCACCGCCAACGAGGTGTACACCCTGAACATGGTGGACCTGGATTTAACCCTGGGGTTTGCCGAGCAGATTGTCCAGGGCAGTGTCGATTTCACCCTAGGTAGTTCGCGGTATGTCAGCACCGCCGGAAAAATCTATCGCGATCCCTCCCCGGGAACCGGGGCAGGCACCCTGGCGGGCAGTCTGGACCCCACCACCGGCATTGTGCGGATAGAAAACTGGACGGGGGGCGCCAATACCCCGGTGGTCACCTCTCTGGTGACCGTGATTGGGATGCATCCGGTGGATGCCTGTCTGTTTCGCACGCCGGTGGCGAATATTCGGCCCGGCTCCCTGCAACTGCGCGCCACCACCTGGGACGGCACGGTATTGATAGAGACCATTCCGTCGTCGGGCGTGCTGGAAACCAATGAAATGACGGTATCTGTCAATTATCCGGACGGAGTAATTGATCTGCGGTTCGGCGAATGGCGGACGGTTGCCAGCCTGACGCCCACGGAGCTGCTAGAAGATTGGTATGACGCCGGGCATATCGTCTCCATCGGCGGGGTGGATTCGATCTGGAAACCGTTGCTGGTGTTGGCCGACTCCATCCTCTACAACGCGGTGGCGCAAACGACCCTGCCGCCGGATCGGGCCATGATCGGCATTGACGCCAGCCGCCTGCCGCCGGATGGCAAAGCGCTCATCTTCCGTCGCGGGGCGCTGGTGCTGGTGCATCACACCGCGACGGTCGTGGAATCGGCATTGTCGCCGACTCAAGTCGTGGACTGTAACCGGGTGCGACTCTATCGCGTAGTCATCGAAGACGTGGCCGGGCAACGCCTGCCGGCCAGCTTTTACACGGTGGATCGGGAGCTGGGCCTGGTGACGATGGCGGCTAACCTGAATTTAACCGGCTATACCGGCCCTTATACGTTCTATCACACCGTCGCTGATCTTTGTCGAATCACCAATATCGACATCAGCGGGCGACTCTCGCTGAACAAGGCGGTCTCGCATGATTACCCGATCAATGCGACCTTTGACAGCTACGCCAGTGGCGTCCTGTATGTCGGCACATTGCAGGCGCGGTATAGCAACCTGTTTGCCCAATCGACGTGGACGTCGGTCTGGAGTGATACGCTGATCGGCAGTGCGCCGTTGGCGCAATACAACGATACGCTCTATCCCATCATCGTCAGCAATCTGGGGGTGTACCCGGATCGCATTTTGCTCAAGCTCACTTCCAGCACGGCGTTTCAGTGTTTTGGCGAGGGGCTGGGGTTGATCGGGACGGGCGACATTAC